CTACACCATAAGGAAGTTCGTTACATAACTGGTGGCTGTGGCATCCCCTCGGGCATCATTTGGGCCAGGATCGCTGGGTCCATCGGCATACCACCAGGTGCTGGTGGCAATGCCTCAGGCATCGGAGGAACCGGTGCCGGAGCCGGTTCTGGAGCTGGGGGTGGCGGAGCCATAATGAATCCAGCAGCAGACTTGATACCAAAACCCTGTTGAAGCACATAAGTTGCCAGCTTCGCCATGTCCAGGATTCCTGCCTGAGCAAATGGAGCCATTGCGTCCACAACTTGGAGTGCCATCTGTCGGCGGAAGGACTCGTTGACTGGCTGGGTTGATCCGCCCTCAACTTCAAAGTCAAACTCGCCTTGGATGTAGTCTCGGTCAAAGTCCACCCAAACATTGGTGGCGTCCTTGCCTGCCACACGGACAGCCTGCTCACCGGTCATGTACTGCTGTGCCAGCATAACCAGTCGGCGTGCAGCATCGGCAATCGCCTTCTCAATGATCGCCAGCTTGTCTGACGCTCTAGCGTTGGCGGCATCCTGAATGATGCCGGCTTCTGTGGCCGTACGGCGGATCTCTGGGAGAGCGCCTCGGGCGTACTCTGAGATTCCAGAGATACGGTCAATGTCGTTCGTAATGAGCGATGACTGGTTATAGAACTCTGGTGGGCTGATGACCGCAGGCATCGGCGCAACAACGCCACCCAATCCTTCTTCTGAAATAACTGGAACCAGCACGTTGTCCTCATCGGACTCGAGCGCACTGCGACCTTCGGCATCAAACGCCGACTCCTTGTACAGCCACTTACGTGAGAACCGCTTGCGATGGTTCATCATCTGGGTGCGAGTTTCGTTCAATTCCATTTGCAACGGCTCAATGGCTTCCAGTTCACCCATCGGGTAGAAATGCTCTGGAATCTCATAGTTCCTGAGCATGACAAACGGATGACCGAAAGCGAACGGTATTTCGGTTGGTGTTACAAGGAACTTGTCGCTACCATCACAGAAAATTGAGATTGTTCCACGATCAATATCGTAGAACTCCCAGATCTCCACATAACCGTCTTCGGCTTTTTCGCTTCGTCGTGGCATGTTGCCATCCTGGCCCCACTTCGTGTAGTGCGATGGTGCGGCCTCTCTGCGTGCCTGAGAGTTGTAACGCTTGTCTTTCTTAACGTCCGTTAACGGTCGGCGGATTCGCTGTGCGATCCACCGCATGTCGGAAATCGACGTCGCATCGGCATCAACAAAAACATCGAATGGGCTAATACGCTCAACAAATGGACGGTCCTCGGTGATAATGATTTCCGATTCCGTGATTGATTCCGGTGCTGCAAGCTCATCAGCTGTATCGTACTCTTCGCCTTCGGTCTTTTCAACAAAACGATAACCAGTCTTCAACCAGCCGTGACCAACAATAAGCATGTCCTTGACTGCACGACGAAACTCGCTCTGGCACTCATAGTGCCTCCACCAATAGTTGACGACCTCTTCGGTCACAATCGCCTTCGGGGCATCTTCATAACGGCGTGCGTTAACCGTAATCTTCGGATGGTTCACCGACACGCTCGGCCAGATGACGTTGATAGTTGCAAATGCATCATTAATCAACATCCGATCTTCGTCGGAGCTGTTCAGGAAGTGCTTACCACGATACATGTCGATCATGCGCTTCCAGGTTTTATCGTAGTTATCTTCACGACGCCAACGACGTGACTGTTCAATCTTTTCCCGATATCGGGTGATAAGTTCTTGGTTAGAGATTCTTGCCATCGTCTTGTCCTTCGTGCCAACCAATATGGTTGTCTAATTTGCTTCCGATCTTATCTACCTTGGTACCAAGCATCCTTAACAGGATTTGACCCTGTTCGTGCTGTGAGGTGTTTTCTTTGCGTAGTTTCTGAAGTACCACGACCAGCGGACCTGATATAACAGCGACCGCAATCGGCACCCAGATCGGTTCCACATCACATCCAATTCGTCACAGGCTCGGCGTTGTAACCATTAATCTTGGCGTCCTCAACAATTTTATGTTGACGTTCCTTAATGGTTGGTCCATGAAAATCTTCCTGACCATGAGTAAAACCCAGGCGAATTGACTTCACATGGCATTTAAAGCAAACAGAACCCCTTCTCGGGAGTTCGTCTGCATCAAACTCGGTCAAACACTCTAAACAACGGAAAGTTTTCATCGATAATAGGGGATTTCGTTACTCAGCGACGTTAAACGACCCGATTTTTGCCGGCTTATCGGGCATATTCTTGACAATATGGCGTGCCCACCAATCCAAAGAGTTCTTTCTGGGCTCCAAATCATTCCTGTACTCAGGCAACCAAACATACTTCAACATCTGGTTAGCGATCCCCAAAGACATAACCCGGTCATCATGCGGAGAACCATGCATTTTCCCATTCGCCTCACGAATAAAGGTCTTTAGCTCAGCCACCGTCAAAGAATCAAACAGGGACAAAGCATGATCCCTGAGAGCCGCATTCAACTCATCAATAGCCAAAGGCTTAGAAACCGACGTCGTACGCCACCCCAAAGAATCAGAAACCTTTGGGTTCGTATGGTTCATTTTACGCTGTTTGTACAGGTTCCGGTAACCCACCCTGGCCAAAGACTTCAAGGTCGTTAGACCATGGTTGTTGGATTCAACACCGATCAAAGCGTGGTTGTAGAAATAACCCAAAGCAACCAACACATCCTCACCAAACAAGTCTGGGTCAATGTGCCCATGCCAATGGGCGACAACGATTCCTGTGTCCGCAGAAATAATATGGGCTGAGCTGTAGTCACCATGCCCCAAGCCTTCAGCGACGTCTGCCCCAATCACATAGGATTCGCCTTCTTGAGGCATTTCCCAAATACGGAGAGGACCACCGTCCTCAACGAATCTGAAGACGGTTCTGACGCTGGTTGAACTGAGGTAGCCTTCTTCGGGGATTATTGGTTCAATTTCTCGGAGGACGTCCAAGTCGAAGACTGGACGACCAGAACGAACAAATGCTTCTTCTGGGTCACTTGGGTATTCCTGTGCTAACTGCCAATCTGGCAGGTCACGTTTCTTGGCTTCATACCAAGACTGGTCACGATCTCCAGCTGACCATGGGAAGAAGATTCCTTTGAATCGGTTGGTTGCATTCTGCGAACCAACCCACAGCTGGTGAAAAATGTTTCCTTCACCGTTAGCGGTTGACAGACAGATGACACGTCCACCGACGTCAGCAATTGGTTCGATAGAAGCCCATGCTTCTTCAGGGTTCGGCAAGAACGCCATTTCGTCAATAACGACACGGTACACGGATTCACCACGTGCCGGATCATTGCCTGAAGGCAAAGATTCAATTGCAGAATCGTTTGAGAAAACCATCTTCAACTGGTTATCTGAAACCAGTTCTGGTCCACGGACCTTCATCCATTGTGGCATCATCTTGTAGCCGTATTTGGTTTTCTGCAAAAGCTTGGATGCTTCACGCTCGGTACGACTCAGCATGACAACGAATCGGTCTGCCCAGAAGAATGATTCCCAAAATACGAATGCTGCGGCTAATGTGGAGAACCCGATCTGGCGTGCTTTGAGAACAATGCTGTAACGCTCTTCAATCCAGGTGCGCACAGTTTCTTCTTGTGCTTCACGCAGAACAAACTTGATGCGACCACGCTCAGGGTGGCGGATTGTCCAATATGTTGAGCAGAAATGAGCAAACGCTTCAACAAGTTCGTCTGCTGAACCATTCTCTGGACCTCTGCATTTGCGCCATTCCTTCTCGTTGAGAAGGTCTGTCAGTTCCATTACTTTGCTCGCTTACGCCCCCGGGAGGCCATCTTCTGAAACTTGGCTTTACCGTACTTCTTGCGACCAATACTGGCTGCTAAAGCACCGGGATTCTTTACCCCCTGGGACTTCAGACTTTTTTCAAGTTTGGCGAAACGTCCACCACCGCCAACACGCATTGATCGTGCCACTACCTAGCCTTCTTCCGAACAGCCTTCTTCTTCACAACAACACGACGACCAAAGCGTAAATCCTTCGGATCCAGCCAAGAGTAAACAACCGGAATCAATGCGGCCACACCTGCATTCAGGATTACAGTCCAGTCACGGCTACCAGCCGAGTAGGCCGCAATCACAGCGGCCGCAAATACTTTTGCCCAAGACTTGGCGATGGCTTTGTGTTCACTAGAGAACTTCATCAACAACCTCTGG